CTTCTAAAGGTGAGTTACTATGAAGTTAGTTTATGTAAATGAACTAGGTCCCAACTATAAAGGGGATAATATATACGAATTCATCTTTTCAGATGTAGACGAAGTATGGGGTGATGAATGGGATGCTCAACCAGCTAATGGTAACCCTTCACCACCCCAAATTCATTTTATAAAGAAAGTGGGAGTATTAAGAAATGTGGATATAGATTTACACTTAATTCAAAATTCTGACTTTTTTGGTGTGTATGATTCTATTGATGGAGTAATTGCGTTAGCATGGGAGGATGAAGACAGTGATTTTATACTTAACAAAAAATTTAAAAGATTAGTTTTCCACTACGGTGACAGTGTTAAATCTGTTGAAGATAAACTTTACGAAAGAGACATTGTATTAAGTTACGAAAAAAGTTTTAGTGAACATGAAGAATAAAGTAAGAATAATGGATTTATTAAAGGAGGGTTTTAAACTTAATACTCTTAAAAAACTAAACTCTAAACAGATTGGTCTATTACATAGTAGATTAATTAAAGAGCAAGATGCCGCTTCTGATAAGACAGAAAAAATTAAAAATGATTTACTACAGGCGAATCAATTGGCCGATGAATTAAAGTCAGAGTTAGGTGAAGAAGAATTAAATGAGTGGGGAAGTTCTGACCAATACTTTTTTAATCAATCAATACACAAACAATTAGGTGAACCTAAAGAAATGCCAAGTCCATTTAATCGTGAACTCGAAGACGCTGCCGAAAGTGCGGTTGACTTCTATTGGGATGAATGGGAAGAGTATCAAACAGATAGACAGGGATTAATTGACCACGCTAAACGTGGTTATCTAAGAAGTTACTTTAGGGACCAATTCAATATGTTAGTTAAGATGTTTGAACCTATATCTGATGATGAAGGTGAAATTGATGAAAATATAACATCATCTAACGCTTTAGGTGACTTAGCCATGCAAAAACTAACAGGTCAGGAAACACCTCACGATGAGGATGATATGGCACCTGATGGTATGGATGATGATTCAGACAATAACAGAAAGATGATGAAGAATGAGGTGAAAACTATGAAAATGAAAACACCTATTACAACTTTAGGTATGTTTGAAGAAGATAACGAATATGCTATTTGTATGGATAGTATTCAAGATAAGTACGGACCTAAAAAGACATGGAATAAAAATGCTGAAAAGAAATTTGATGCGTGTGTTTCACAAGTTGGTAAAAAAATAAAAGAACGTAAAGAATCTATTAGAAAAATTGAAGAAAGTATCGTATCTTTAATAAAAGATATAAATAAACCTTCTATGAGTAAAAAAGATTTAATGGATATTATCGAACAAACACCAGGAACGAAAGAGGCGCCGGTTAAAACACCGACACGTACTCGCCCGAAAAGAAAGACTCCGTATCAACCTAAACATAAACCAGCACCTAAAGCCAAGGTCGAGGATAAAGATTTACCTGAATTTCTTAAATTCGATAATCTAAATATTTCATTCAAAGATGAAGAAAAAAATTAAAGAACAAATAGAGTATGATGGACCTGAAAGAATGGACCAAGGAATTCAGTCTAAATTAGAGAAAGGAGAAACACCATTATCTGATAACCCTGCACTACCGAGAAAAGACGATGATGAATTTGATAATTCATTTGAACAATTAATTGCATCGAAAAGATTTAGAGATGTAGTTGAAAAAGTAAAAAGATATACTGGTGTACAAGAAGTGACTCAGAATCAATTAATGAATCTTCAAGGTATGATGATGCAGGCAGTACAACAAGTAAAACAAATTGAATCTAATAATGAGGGTTATTTAGAACAATTAGCAGTTGAGCTCGTTAAAAAAGAATTATCTTTACCTGATGACGCATTTCAATACGATGTAGAGTTAACATCTATGCCGGGTCAAATTGATATGTCAGGAATGAAAAAAGATTCAGAGGAACCTGAAGATGAAGACGTTATTGAACAGTTTGGTGTTAGTGAAGATGAAGCTGAGGATGACTTAGAAAACTTTATGGCTGCATTTGAAAAGTTTGATTTAGAAAAGGCTAAGAGGAGATTTATTAATTCACTTATTCAGGGAGCATCTAAAAAAGGACATTACATGTTCCATTTAGTTAAGGATGAATTAGAAAATATAAATCCTCAACTATTAAATCTTTATGGTGTTTTAATGTCAGTAAACGATTTACTTTATTGGATTTTACCTGACCAAATGGTTATGATGGCGGCAGAAAGTGGACAAGGTATGGAAGGTAAAGAAGAAGTTGATGAAACTACTGACCCACCAACAATAAAAGCCAAAGGATTATTTTTCCCTATATTGGTTCATGAATTACTAAAAGGAGTATACGAAGTATTAGGAACTCAAGGATTACCTGATGACCCTAAAGCTGCCGAAATGGTTATGGCTTCACAAGATACATTACCTTATGAAATATGGGATTTACGTTTAGGTCCTGTAATTTGGGAAAAGTTTATGGAATCTTATCCTGACAAACTTTACCAAGAAGATTTAAGAGAAATTCAAAACTATTTATTTTCAAGATTTTCTTCATTAACAACTGACGAGTTTTTTGATGTTGCAAAAATGATAATGTCAGGGTCAGATGAAGGTAAGAAAATTGTAGAGAAAATGGTTGATGAGATTATTGAAGAGTTAAAATCTCAAGATTATGAAGACGCGATGTCACAGTATGATGACGATGATGATGACGATGATGATGGTCTTGCGGGTCTTTTAGATGGTTTGGGTATTTCTTTATCATAAAAAAAACTTATTATGTATAGATGGGACTGTCAAGAGAACAAGCTTTATTGGAGTATGCTAAATGTGTAAAGGATACACCTTACGCTCTTAAAACCTATCTACAAACTTACGATAACACACAATCACAATACGTTCCTTTAGAATTATTTTCTGACCAAAAGACACTCATAAATGACTATGACAATTATGAGGAAAATATTGCATTGAAGTATAGACAGGCGGGAGTATCTACAGTAACGGCCGCTTGGTCATCTAAAAAATTAGTAACCGCTTCTAAGAAAAAACCTGAAAAGATACTGATTATTGCAAATAAGTTAGACACTTCTCAAGAATTTGCAAATAAAGTTAGAAGTTTTATAGACCAATGGCCATCATGGTTTGGAATATCTTATTCTAATGAAAAGAATTCACAAAGACATTTTAAATTATCTAACGGGTGTGAAGTAAAAGCAGTTGCAACCTCAAAAGATGCACTTCGTGGTTATACTCCAACAATACTTATTTTTGATGAGGCAGCGTTTATCGATGCCGATGATGACTTTTGGTCTGCATGTATGGCCTCACTTTCTACAGGTGGTAAGGTAATAGTTATTTCTACACCTAATGGATTTGACCCAATTTATTATACCATATATGACCAAGCGTTAAGAGGTATGAATGATTTCAAAATAACTGAAATGTATTGGTACCGTGACCCTCGTTATGCCAAAGATTTAAAACTTATAAAATGTAATGATATAATACATTATATGTTAAATCGTGAAGATTATGACGATAATAAAATTGTTGTCGATTATACTCACATTAACCCCCGTGAAAGAGATTATGATGAAATTAAGCAAAAAATCGCAGACGGATACAAAGTTTATTCTTCGTGGTTCGAAGGAATGGCTAAAAAACTTAAATTCGATAGGAGAAAAATCTCACAGGAATTGGAATGTAATTTCTTGGGTTCAGGTGATAACGTCATCCCAAGTACAACGATTGAAATAATTAAGCAAAACTTTATACAAGAACCTAAGAATAAATTTATTGGGGGTTCATTATGGCAATGGAAAGAACCCGTACAAGGACATAAGTACATAATGGGTATTGATGTATCTCGTGGTGATAGTGAAGATTATACTACATTTACTATAATTGATTTTGAAACAAGAGAACAGGTTTTAGAATATTTAGGTAAAGTACCACCAGATGTCATTGCAGAAATTGCATTTAAATGGGCCACTATGTATTCAGCCTTTGTTGTAATTGATATTACAGGAGGTATGGGTGTATCAACATCAAGAAAACTACAAGAATTGGGTTATAAAAATTTATATGTTGAAGGATTAAATACTGCAAACAAATGGAAATATAATCCTAAGGCACTTGAAAAAATACCGGGGTTAAACTTTAATAACAAAAGGGTTCAGATTGTTGCGTCATTTGAAGAGGCTTTGAGACATAATTTTGAGATACGTTCTTCAAGATTATTAAATGAACTTAATACGTTTGTTTATATAAACGGAAGACCTGACCACCAAAAAGGTCAACATGATGATTTAATTATGGCAATTGCTATGGCGATATATGTTGGTGAAAATTCATTTACACAGTTAGAAAAAGTGACTGAACAAACTAAAGCAATGATGGAAAGTTGGATGGTAAATGAAACTCCTGTAAAAAACACCTCTAACGATTTTAATCCAGGTATACCTGTTATGCCAGGAGGAATAAACCACCATAGAAGAAACGGACAGGCTAGTAAGCAAGACTATCAGGATAATTCATGGTTATTTGGAAGATTTTAATTATTTAGTTTAATTCAAAAACTCTTACTATTTATGTAAAAAGAAGTATGGCAGAAAATTATACTATATGGCAACGACTTACTAAAGTGTTCGGTCCTGACTCAACGTTAGACCAACAAGCGCCTACATTTAAGTTTGATAAGAAAGAACTTTTAAAGACTCCTGATAAAAAGGAGTATGAAAGAGAAAGGTTACAAGCACAACAAACTTTATATCTTGGTCAACAATGGCAAAAGATAGAAAATAATCTATATACACAAGCAGTATATTACGAACCTACAAGATTAGCGTCATTTTATGATTATGAGAGTATGGAATATACTCCTGAAATATCTGCAGCTTTAGATATATACGGTGAAGAATCAACAACAGCAAATGAAGATGGATACATATTACAAATTTATTCAGAAAGTAAACGTATTAAATCAGTACTTGGAGACTTATTTAACAATAGACTCGACATTAGTACTAACCTACCTATGTGGACGAGAAATACTTGTAAATATGGAGATAATTTTGTCTACCTAAAGTTAGACCCTGAAAAGGGTGTTGTAGGTTGTCAACAATTACCTAATATTGAAATTACTCGACAAGAAAGGGGTATGAAGATGAAGCCTGAGAGAAACAGTACTGATACTGAGAACGACGCATTAAAGTTCTTATGGCAAAATAAAGATATGGTTCTTAATACATGGGAGATGGCTCACTTTAGATTATTAGGTGATGACCGTAAATTACCTTATGGTACTTCTATGTTAGAAAAAGCGAGAAGAATTTGGAAACAACTAATTCTTTCTGAAGATGCTATGTTAGTATATCGTACATCAAGAGCACCTGAAAGAAGAGTATTTAAAGTGTTTGTAGGTAATATGGATGATAAGGATGTTGAACCATATGTACAAAGAGTCGCCAACAAATTTAAAAGAGACCAAGTAGTTGATTCCAATAACGGTAATGTTGATTTAAGAATGAATCAAATGGCAGTAGACCAAGATTATTTCATTCCTGTTAGAGATGCTAATGCACCTAACCCAATTGATACTTTACCAGGAGCTCAGAACTTATCTGAAATAGCAGATATTGAATATATTCAAAAGAAATTATTAACCGCACTTAGAGTCCCTAAAGCATTTTTAGGGTTTGAAGAGGTTGTTGGTGATGGTAAAAACTTAGCTTTACAAGATATTAGATTTGCACGTACTATTAATAGAATACAAAAATCTATGATTCAAGAACTTAATAAGATTGCTATCATACACTTATATTTATTAGGTTTTGAAGATGAGTTAAATAATTTTACTTTAGGATTAACAAATCCATCTACTCAGGCGGATTTACTTAAAGTTGAACAATGGCAACAAAAAATACAATTGTATCGTGACGCAGTGTCTGACCCAGGTAATGGGATACAACCTGTATCTTCTTCGTGGGCTAAGAAACATATACTCGGTTTTTCTGATGAAGAAATTAAATTAGATTTACAACAACAAAGAATTGAAAAGGCTGTTGGAGCAGAACTTGAAAAAACTTCAGAAACTATTTCTAAAACAGGAATATTTGCAAACATAGATAAATTATACGGTAATAAACCTGGAGAAGGTGGTGCACCTGAAGGGGAAGTTACTGAACCTTCCGATACAGGTTTTGGCGGAGGTGACTTCGGTGGCGGGGGAGACTTCGGTGGTGGAGGTGATTTAGGTGGTGACTTAGGTGGAGATTTAAGTGATACAGGAACTGATACGGGTGGAGACACTGGTGGTGAAGTAACACCTGAAAGTATTGAAAATAAAGATTTAAATATGATTTTAGAAAATGATATGATTAATGGTATATCTGAAATAGATTTATCAAAAGGTAGAGTTTCATTAGGTAAAATCGAAGATGAATTGAAAACATTACTAGATGACTAATATTTATAATAAAAAAAGATTATGAATAAATTTGGACAAATAAAATCAAATATAGAATCTTTAATGACTGAGTCATATGGTAAAGGTTCATTTAAGAACCACATGAAATCTTTCAAAAAGAATATAATAGAGAATGAAAAACTTGCCGAAGCGTATTTTTTGTACGATGAACTAAGTAAGAAAAAAGGTCTTTCAAAGGATATTGTTGATGATTATGTTAACGAAAGTATTGAAACAATTAAAAACATCATAGTATCTGAATCTAAAAATTTAAAAGAACTTAACATGTGGATTTCAGAAAATGTTACCAAAAATGTAACTAACGAATATTCTGATATTGATACTGTAGTATATAGTAAATCAGTTAAGAACTTAGAAAAAGTTTTAGAATGTAAAAATAATATAAAGAATTTAATTGGTCAAAATTTAGAAAATGTAACTGTTTCTGAATCTTTAAACATACCTTTAAGTTCAATGTTAAAAATTGCAACTAATACGTTTAACAAAGAATATGGTAATATTAGTGAAGAGGATAAGAAAGAATTGAAAAATCTTTTATCCTTAAACAAAAGTCAATTATCTGAAGAGATAACAAAATCAAAAGAAATTGTTTTAGAAAAATTATCCGAAAAAGTAAATGAATCTAATGATGAGGATTTAAAACAAAAAGTTACTCAAACAATTGAAAGGATTAATGAAACAAAAGACTCTTTAGTTTCTTTATATAAGTTAAGACAGTTAGAACAAGGTTTATAATATTAGATATAAAAAAAGGATTCAGTCTTCTGAATCCTTTATTTTTTGTATATAAATGGCTTTTTGTTTTTGTTTCCTTCGTTTGGATGATTTCTTTGTAAATTCTTTTTCACTTCTAAGCCTATCCAATTGCTTAGTCTTGTAAACTTTGTTTTTGTACCTTTTAAGGGCCCTTTCTATATTTTCTTTTTTTCCAACTTTGATTATTAACATATACTGTCTATTATAAATAAATATATTGTAATAGTCAATATTTTGACATCCACCCTTTTTATGGTTATATTTTTGGTGTAAATAAACATTAGAATTATGAAATTATATGAAAAAAGGAAAAACGTCCCAATTACAGGGATACGAACATGCAAAATGCAGTTATGGAACAGTTGATGCAAAAAAATTAAAATCAGTATATGTTCTAATACAGAGTTGGGTTGAACCTACAGTAAATGTAAGTAATTGGTCAAGAACAACAGGTATGTTAGAAAGAAATATAAAACATCACTTATTAGAGGTGGTGGACCCTATAATATTTGAAAAACATAATATTGTAGATTTAGATTTAAGGAGTAGTGGAATTCAATTAGGTAAAAGAAGTTTTATGAATTTAGAAATTACTTTATTCTTAAAAGAACACATGGACTTTAAATCTATAATATTAAGGGATAGAATAAAACAAATAGTAAACACAATATATGGTTATCCATTAATGAAATCACAACATTTCATTTTACATAAAACTAAAAAACAGTCAGTTTAAACTATTTATAGTAAAACGAGTAAATGAAAGTTATTATCACAGAAAATCAATTACTAAGATTATTTGAAGCAAATACAGTTTTAGATAATCTTAATAATTTGATTGACCCTAAAAAGTTGATATATAAATATGGTTACAAAGATTCAGTTGTGATACCAAGTGAAGTTTTTATGGAAGGTAGTATTGAAGATGAGGATATTACAATTCATGTAAGTATTGGTGAAGTAAGGTATAATGGAGAGGATGTTACTGAATTTGCAAACAATTATGTTTTTTGGTCAGGGGAAGGTGATGATAGTGAGTTGGCATATAAATATAAAATGTTTATTAGTGACGAAATAAATAAAATATTAAGGGTAACACCCATTAAAACAAATGAATGGGATGTTCATTTAGGAATATAACATATTTATTAAATAAAAAGATATGAAAATATTAGGACCAAATGATACGGGTAAAGGAATTTTAATCGAGTGGGACGCTGGATTTATAAACCCAAACGATAAACGTAACGCCGACATTATAAAAGAATCGTATGGTCAGTTAGACCATTCTAAACCTTTCGAGTTCTATGCCGTATTACAGAAATACGACACCCCAAATAGAAATGGAAGAATTTACCCTGAACAAATTTTAAGAAGAGAAGCTGAAAAATATCAAGGGGCAATAAAAAAAGGGTTATCTATTTCTGAACTTAACCACCCTGAATCCTCATTAATTGATTTAGACCGTGTCTCACATTTAATTACTGATATGTGGTGGGAAGGTAATGTTTTAATGGGTAAACTAAAATTACTAACTTCGCCAGGTTTTCATCAAAAAGGGGTTGTTTCTTGTCCAGGTGACCAAGCGGCAAATCTTATGAGACAAGGTGTAACTATGGGGGTATCATCTCGTGGTGTGGGTTCATTAGTTAAAAAAGCAGAAAGAAACGAAGTACAAGATGATTTTGAATTAATATGTTTTGATTTAGTATCATCCCCTTCAACACCAGGGGCGTACTTATTCCTTAACCAAGATGATAGAATGAAATATGATGAAAATATTGAAGAGGAAACAAAACAAAGAAGTAGTGTTACTGAACCAACAAAAGGATTAGACAAATCTATTGACTTAATGAAAAAATTAACCGATTATTTAGGATATTAATTTAAACTAATAAAAAAATAATAAAATGGACGAAAAGTATTTTGTAGCAAAAATTCAGTATGATATGCCAGATGAGCATTCAGGTAAGATTAAAAAAATCAGAGAAGAAAAATTAGTAAAAGGTATTAATGTGACCGATGTTGAAGCAAAGGTTACTAAAGCTTTTGAAGGTTTTACTCACGATTGGAGAATATCTGCATGTGTCGAAAGTAAAATTGACGAAGTAATCGAGTAAGATTAAATCTACATATTATAAAAAATGAAATCGGGTAATACCCGATTTTTTTTTGCTTAAAGTTTTATAAAAGGCATTTTTTTTAATTCCTACATATTTATAATAAAAACTATAAATAAACATTTTGCAAAAAAATAACTAAAATGGCAGACAAAAAACAAAACTTAGTTGAAGAAGCGCTACTACAAATGAAAAATTTGGAGGAAGCCGTTACGGAGAATGCAAAAGGAATACTTGCTTCTACTATGAAGGAAGAAATCAGTGAATTAGTAAAAGAATCTCTATCTGAAGAGGAGATTGAAGACGAAGTGTCAGTCGAAGCAATGGAAGGTGAAAAAATGGAAGAAGGTGAAGAAATGGAGGAATCTATGAAACACGAAACAAAAGAACAAGAAGAACTTGACATCGAAGACGACATGGAGGTAGAAGACGAAGATGATATGGAGGATGATTCCGATGAGGATGAAGACGACATTGAAATTGACTCTGATGAAATGCTTATGATGGATTTACCAGGTGATGATTTAGAAGTTGACGATGAAGAAGAAATTCTTTTACCGCTTGACTTAACAGGTGCATCTGACGAAGAAATCCTTAAAGTTTTCAAAGCTATGGGTGAAGAAGACGGTATTGTGGTAACACAAGACGGTGATGAGATTCACTTAAAAGATGAGGAAGCTGACGTTGAATATCAAATTCAAATGGAGGAGTTCGGAGGCAAAAAAGGTGACGACTCTAAATCTCATAAGGATTATGAAGAATCAAACGAAGAATACGGAGGTAAGAAAGGAGACGATTCAAAATCTCACAAGGATTATGAAGAATCAAATGAAGAATACGGAGGTAAGAAAGGTGATGACTCTAAATCTCATAAAGACTACGAAACTAATGAAGGTGACGAAGTCGTTTATGAAATCGAAATTGGAGAAGATGACGGAAATTATTTTGGTGATGCGGCTGAGGACGACTACTCACAAATTGAGAAGTTGAAGAAAGATGCTCATTACGATGCTGAAAGACATCACAAGGACGAACATTATGAAGAGTATGGAGGTAAGAAAGGAGACGATTCAAAATCTCACAAGGATTATGAAGAGACTAATGAAGGTGGTGCTAAAAAAGGTGACCAATCTAAAACTCGTAGTGACTATAAGAACTTCAAAGATACTGACCCTAATTACCACGGTAAGGATGGTGAGTCTCAT